AGTAATGGCCGTATCTGGGTCTACTAATTTTGAGCTTGATGTAAGTGATTACATTGAAGAGGCTTTTGAGCGTTGCGGCCTTGAAGTCCGCACTGGCTATGACTTGAAAACAGCTCGCAGATCTTTAAACCTGATGCTTGCTGATTGGGCAAACCGTGGCTTAAACCAGTGGACAATTGAACAGCGCACACTAGCTCTTGTTCAGGGAACCGGAAACTATACTCTTGGCGCAGATGTTATTGATGTATTGTCAGCATCGTTGCGCAGAAGCGGCACAGACTACTCAATGGATAGAGTTAGCCGAGATGAATATCTATCCATTCCATCAAAGACAACAGAGGCTCGCCCTACTCAGTTTTTTGTAGATCGTCAAATAACGCCGACTATAAAGCTGTGGCCAGTTCCAGAGAATAGCACAGATATTATCGTTTATGATTGTTTGACTAGAATGGACGATGCTGACGATTATAATAACACATTGCAAATGCCATTTAGATTTTACCCATGTCTGGCTGCTGGTCTTGCTTACTATCTTGCAATCAAAAAAGCGCCTGATCGCATTCAAATGCTTAAAGCTATCTATGACGAAGAATTTGATCGTGCGCAGGCGGAAGATCGTGATAGGGCATCATTTAGTATAACTCCTAACCTTCAATATTATAGGATTTAATAATGGCTAGGTTCGCTTCCGGTAAAGACGCATACGGAATATCAGACAGGTCTGGTTTTCGTTATCGTCTTCGTGATATGCGCAAAGAGTGGAACGGCTTGCTTGTTGGAAAAGATGAGTGGGAAGCAAAACACCCACAGCTTGAAATTACACGGCGTCCACCTGATGCGGAAGCTTTAAGAGATCCGCGCCCTGACAATAGAACGGCTCCAGAAGTTGAACATCTTTTGGGGTTGAATCCTTTTCTTACAGGCGCTTCTGGAAGCAATGTAATAACTGTTAAAGAGCCTTCTCATGGACGAACAACTGGAGATATAGTAAGATTTCGCAACATAAAGCCATTTGATGGCTTTTTGTCTTCAGATATTGAGTATGCTTCTGGTAACAGCATTACGGTAATAAGCGTGGACAGATACACATTTGTTGCTAATTCAGGCACAGCGACAGAGGGTGGGCAAAGAGGCGGCGGTGGCTCCGCTACGTCTGGGCCTGTAACATTGGTGATATAAATGAGCTTTACATACACAGAACTTCAAACAGCAATACAGGATTTTACAGAAAACTCTGAAACATCCTTTATTAACAATCTTCCTGTTTTTATTAGATCATGTGAAGACAGGATACTAACCGTTGTTGACCTTGAGTTCTTCAGAAAAAACGCAACATCACAAACAACTATTGGTGATCCCTACATAAGTGTTCCGCCTGATTATTTAGCGTCCTTTTCTATGCAGATAACAACTGCCAATTATAAGGATTTTTTGCAGTTAAAAGATGTTAACTATTTACAAGAATACAATAACTCTGTAGCAACTCAAACAACTCCCAAATACTACGGTATATTTGATGTAAATAATTTTATTTTAAGCCCTACTCCAAATTTGGTTTATGACATAGAACTGCATTATTACTATCGTCCTGCAAGTATTACCTCGGGAGCAGCGTCTGGCACGACATGGATTAGTGAAAATGCACCAAACGCACTACTTTACGGTTCGCTAGTAGAAGCGTATACTTATATGAAGGGTGAGCAAGATATGATGCAGTTGTATGAGCAAAGATTCATACAAGAAATACAACGCTTAAAAGATTTGGCTGAAGCTAGAGAGAATAGCGATGCCTACAGGAGAGGTCTACCTGATAGGCCACGCACTTAAACAACGGAGTAAAAGACAATGGCAACATCTAATGCAGCAACCACCTTTTTGGAGAACAAGATACTTAACTTCTTGTTCAAAAATAATGCTGGTTCCTTTACAACACCCGGCGATAATATTTATGTCGGGTTGGCTACTGCGGTAAGTGACGCAGAAGGAGGCTCTGTAACAGAGGCCACCTTTACAAATTATGCGAGACAGCAAAAAACAGCTTCAACGTGGACTGTTCCATCAACAGCTACTGATGCTCAAATAGCGACAACAACGCAAATTGAGTTTCCAGCTTCTGGCGGGACAAACAATACAATTACGCATGTTTTTATCGCTAGTGCTGCTAGTGGTGGGGATATTTATTTTATTGGTGCGCTTGACGCTAGTAAAGTAATTGCTTCTGGTGATATTTTCCGCATTAATGCTGGTAACTTAAGCATTCAGTTGAACTAATACGTTACTTGTGTTTAAGGTGAAATAATATGGCGCTTGTTCTTAGAGACCGCGTAAAAGAAACGACCAGTACCGCTGGCACCGGCACATACTCTTTGGCAGGTGCAGTGGATGGTTTTGAATCCTTCGGTAGCGTAGGCGATGGAAACACCACCTATTATGGGTGCAGTGACGGGATTAACTTTGAAGTAGGCATTGGAACATACACGGCTTCTGGCACGACTCTAGCTAGAACGACTATACTTCAGTCGAGCAATAGTGACAACGCTGTTAACTGGGGGACTGGAACAAGAACTATTTTTTGCACATTGCCTGCGGAAAAAATGTCTTTTTTGGATGCTAGTGGCAACCTTGTTGCCGCTAACGGAAGCGCTTTAACGAACCTTAATGGAAGCAATATATCTTCTGGAACAGTTCCGGTGGCTAGAATAGACACAGGTACTACAGCGGGAAAGATAATTGTCCTTGATGGATCTGCTAGACTTCCAGCAGTAGATGGATCACAGCTTTTTAATGTAGCAACTGGTCCCGCAGACATTACGGCAGACAGCTTTACAGGTAACAATAGCACGACAGCGTTTACAATAACGACTGCTCCTGCTGCTGCTGACGATCTTTTGGTCACTATAAATGGTTTGATTCAAAGACCAACCACTGATTATACGGTGTCTGGCACAACTTTAACCTTTACTTCCGTTCCTTTTACAGGGGCAAATATATTCTCAAGGTTAATAGGTGGAAGCGAATCTACCAACGGTGATTTGCTGGCTGCAAACAATTTATCTGATTTAGATAATGCAGCAACAGCGAGAACCAACTTAGGCCTAGGCACTGCGGCAACGACAGCATCCACTGACTACGCTACAGCGGCGCAGGGTACTACGGCTGATGCAGCATTGCCACGAACCGGCGGTGCAATGACTGGGGCTATCACAACCAACTCGACTTTTGATGGACGTGATGTGGCTACAGATGGAGCCAAGCTGGATGGTATTGAGGCTGGTGCAAATGTAACGGACGCCACAAATGTAGCCGCTGCTGGCGCTTTAATGGATAGTGAGGTGACTAACCTTGCACAGGTTAAAGCTTTTGATAGCTCTGACTACGCAACAGCCGCGCAAGGGACAACTGCTGATGCAGCTTTGCCTCGTAGTGGTGGTGCAATGACAGGTGCAATTACAACCAACTCGACTTTTGATGGTCGTAACGTGTCTGTCGATGGTGCCAAGCTGGATGGGATTGCAGCAGGCGCAACAGCTTATAGCGACAGCGATGTTGACACGCATTTAAACACATCAACCGCATCAGCGAGTGAAGTTCTTAGCTGGACTGGCACTGATTATGATTGGGTTGCTCAAAGCGGCGGCGGCGGTGGTGCAAGCACCGAAATCCCAATACTAGCAAAAACAGCAAGCTACACTGTAGTAGCTGGAGATGCTGGTAAAATAGTTAGTTTTTCTGGTGGTGCATATACTGCTACGCTAACAGCGGCAGCTACGCTTGGTTCTGGTTTCTTTTGCTTTATAGAAAACAACGCAGCAATTAATCAAGCAACACATACTGTAACGATTGACCCAAATGGAAGTGAAACCATTGATGGTCGAACAACTTTTATTGTACGTCAAGGTGAGCGTGTCCAACTTGTTTGCGATGGTAGCAACTTTAAATTAATATCTTCGTTCCATCGTGGCATTGCAACAAATATGACGACTGATTTTTTCAATCTTCCACAAGCACTTGGGGACGAATCAGTAGCAATTGGTCTAGGGACTATAGCTGGAGTTGGCAACACTAGTAATGCAGTTGCAATTGGTACTAATGCTCAAGCTGGCAGTTCTGCTACAGCAATTGGTGGCGGTACTAATGCTGGTAGTAGTCAATCAACTGCTTTAGGTAAAAATAGCGGCGGTGGTGGTTCTGTTGCGACTAGCGGTACAGCAGCAATGGCTCTTGGTGGTTCTCGTGCTTCCGGCACAGACAGTTTAGCCGCAGCAATTACTAATAACACATCATCCTACGGTGCATCAGGTAATAACAGCATTGCTATAGGGTATCGGGCGAAGGCAACACACACTGGAGCTACTAGTATTGGTTATCAGACTCAAGCTACAGCACAAGAAACTCAAGCTATCGGGAGTTATGCGATAGCTTCAGGACTTAGGTCTAGTGCTTTTGGTTATCAAGCACAGACTATCTCAAGCCCTCAGTATAGTATTGTGTTAGGTCCAAATTCAAATGCAAACGCGAATAACACAACTGCTCTTGGTTATCAGGCTCAAGCATCGACTGTAATAGGGCGTCATGGCTACGGTAATGGCAACTTTGCCGCATCGGGAGATAGTCAACACGGTTTGTTTATTCTTCGTAGCGACACCACAGATGCTACAGCGGAAGCCTTAACGACAAACAACAGTACAGCGTCTACTAATAACCAACTGCTTCTACCCAACAATTCAGCCTACAGTTTCTTAGGCACTATTGTTGCGCGTGAAAGCGCAGCATCTGGTTCTGATTATGCAAGCTGGGAAATAAAAGGCGCACTATTACGAGACGCTAATGCTGCATCAACTGTATTAGGTAATGGTATTCAAAATAAACTCTACGCAACCGCAGGCGCATCTGCTTGGGCGATTGCTTTAACTGCCGACACAACTAATGGTGGCTTAAAAATTGAAGTTACTGGTGCAGCGTCTACAAATATTAGGTGGGTTGCCACTGTTCATACATCGGAGGTGACATACGCGTAATGGGAAAAATTGAACTAGATCACACAGGTTCCGGTTCTGGAGTAACGCTAAGCTCTGACGGTACTGACTTACTTTTAGATGGTACTGCTATTGGTGGTGGCGGTGGTGATTTAATTACCTCTGCTTCTTTTCCATCAGCAAGTTTTACTTTAACAAATTCAGATAAAGGCAAATACTACCATATGACAGGTAGTAATCAAACAATAACTTTACCTTCCAGCTCTGCTATTAGTGCAGGATGGTATGTATTTGTAAGTCTTGATAAAAATGCCGTTTATCGTTTAAATATAAACGCTGCTTCAGGAGACAGCTGGTATAATGGCGAAACTAGTAGTTATTCTATATATGCAGGAAACACAGTACTAGTAATTTATCGAGGCAGTGGAGAATGGGGGTTAATCGGAAACGATTATTACATGGCTACTTCTGCTTATGGTAGTAGTAGTAGACCTACTGCAAATGGAGGAAGGGCAGTAGCAATCGGTGCGGCAGCAATTGCTTCAGGAAACTATACTTACGCCTTTGGTAAAGATGCTGTTGCTACAGGTCTGTATGCAACAGCTATGACCCGTTCACGTGCTGGTGCGGGTAGCGCCTTTGCAGCCGCTATTGACACCAACACATCTAGCTACGGTGCGACTGGTACTAATAGCGTTGCGATTGGTAATCTT